GACATCCATGTAGGCACCGACCGAGGTCTTCCACTGCCAGCCGACATCGCAGCTCGCGCTGAGGACGGTGCCGACGCCGGGCGGGAGGTTGCGGTTGACCGTGGCGCCGTCCGCGGTGGCCGTCACGCCGGTCATGTTGCGGTAGGGGTTCTTGGTGTTGCAGTCGATCGTGACGGTGACCGTGGACCCATCCTTGTCGGTCACGGTGCACGTGTAGACATCGGCGACGGCGACCCCCGTGTCGAGCCAGGTGGGCGTGCCGACGACCGGCGTGTTGAGGATGTTCACCGTCCGGAGGCGGAGGTTGCCGACGGGTTGCCCTACCTGCGACGCGAGTCGCAGGACGAGGTCAGCGCTCATTGTGGTCTCCTAGATGCGGTAGAGAGTCAGCTCCACGCTGCACCGCTTCCGCTGGGCGAGTTGGGTCCCACCGCCGGCGAGGGTCTCCGGATACGACGGCGCAACCAGCGGCACGATCCTCTGTTCCGACCGCGGGCCGAACATGCAGGTGATCCCGCTGGCGCCCGTGTACGTGAGGACCGTTACCGGACCGCTGCCATCGAGGAGCGACTGGACGATCGCGACAGACGCGGCGTCCATGTCCTCCCAGCGGAGCCTGAGCACGCGCTCGTCAACGGTCTGCGGGACCTCGGTGGCGATTGCCTGGCCGCCGATGGCGACCGAGATGGTGCGGACCGGGCCCCCTTCGTCGAAGCGGGAGACGATCTTGGGGGGGACAGTCACGGTCAGGACGACGGCGCCGCGCGTGATAGCGGCAAAACTCACGGCGCGCTCCCGGTGGTGGTCGGGATCCGGCCGCTCTTGATCTCCTCGAGCTGGCGCTGGAGCGCCGCGGTGTCGAGCTCGACCGGGATCCTGATGTGGACGCCCGCCGCCCACTCCTCCAGCTCTTTCGTGGCCTCGCTCGTGCCGCCGGCGACCCCGTCGAGGAACCCGCCCTTGACCTTGCCCTCAAGGGCTTTGCCGAGTTCATCGAGCGATCGCCCAGAAGCGGCGCTGCTTTCCTCGACTTGCTTAGGCATTCCCTTGAATCTAGCGAACAGATCGTCCATCGCCAGACTTGGACCCTGCTTTACGGCGTCGGCGATGTCCGTGAATTGCGGATCGAGCTGAACTCCTAACTCCGCAGCAACCTTCACGACTTCCGCAAATTGCCCACCGAGAGCGTTGACAGTCTGGCTGGCCGAGCCGCCCGATTGGGCGATGGCAACGACCTGCTTCTGGAGTAGATCCGCTTTGGCCCGGAGATCTTCTGCATTCCATACCCCGGCACTCCTGCGGGCCTCGTCCGTGAACTCCTTCATCTTCCGGGTACCCGCCGCGAGCGCGATCGCTACCTGAGTAGCGGGCGAAATGAACTGCCCGTGCACAGCATTGAACCTCGCCTGCGCCTCACGCATGGCGTCCAGCCACGTCACACTCTCCCTGTGGAGCTTTTTTTCCTCAGCAATCTGCTCGGCGGCGATCTTCTGCTGAACCAGGTACTCCTTGTAGCCTGCCGAGCTGAGCTGGCGCTGCTTCAGCTCCTTCTCCAGAGCGTCGCGAAGCGTCAGCAATCCGACCGCGTTCTCGATGGTGGCGGCGGTGTTGATGCCGAGCTCGTCGCCGGAGGTTCCGAGGCGCTTGGCCAGCATGTCCACCTGGGCAGCGACGCTCTCCATGGCCGCGCCGTCCTCGACCAGGGCAGCCGCCATCTCGCCGACGGGCTTGCCTGCGGTCAGGGCGGATCGCGCGACGGCATCGGTCGCCGCCTTCAGGACGCCGTAGGTGGCGGCGATGCCGCCGATTCCGAGGGCGATCTTCCCCCAGCCGATGCTCTCGGCGAACTGCATGAGGGCACCGCCCGCGTCGACGTTCATCCGTTGCATGGAGCTGCCGATGCCCTCGGCGGTCCGCACGAGCCGTAGGCCGTGCCGCTCAACGAGCGTGCTGCGCTTGCCGAACTCGTTCTCGAACAGGCTGACGCGCTCACCGGCGTCCCGCATCTTCGCCTGAAACTCCACCGAGTCGATGCCGAGCATGACTTTGAGCGCGGCGAGCAGGCCCATCAGATTTTCCCCGGGAACATCTTCGCGAGCGCCAGATCCAGCTCGTCGGGATCCAGGCCGTCATCCGCGGCCGCGGCGGACGGCCCCTCGCCGGAGCCCGTCAGCAGGATCCGCCACTCCGCGACTTCGGTCGCGCTCATGTTTCGCTCGATCTCTCCGACGGTGCGGCCGAGGAGGAGGGCGAGGCGGAAGAGGAACCGCCTCCCCGGGCGGCGAAGACTTTTCCCAGCGCCTCCATATCCCCGCTGGTCAGGTGGTTCAGCCTGGCCGCCGCCTCGAACAGCCGGTCCATCGCCCCCGTGCCGAGGCGGGTGAGGCTCTCGACGTCGCCGTGGCCGAAGAGGAGCTTGCCTTCCTCGTCGCAGGCGGTGGCGATCACCAGCTTGGCCCGGTAGTTGCGGAAGTCCAGGTGCTGGTCGCCGTCCAGGAGGAGCACATCGAAGGCGTCGCGTTCCCCGGCAGTCATCTCGCGGATGCGCACGGCGCCCCCCCATTCGAGGATCTCGACGTCCACGGACGCCAACGGCGCGCCACTGAGGATCCGGCCGCGGTCGAGGAGGGTCACACCACCACCACCCAGCTATCTTCCTGGATCGCGAGCTTCATCGGGACCGTCACCAGCTTGTCGTGCGGGATGTTGAGCGGGAAACCGCTCACCCGTGCCGTAAAGGCTCGGGTCTTCGTGCCGGTTTTCGTAGGTAACACGACCTGAAAGTTCAGATCGGTCCCGCTCATCGAAGCATCCCAGAGCGCCTCGTGTTGGACGTTATCCAGGTCACAGACGAGATCGCAGTCGACGGTGCCGGGCCGTTTGTCGCTGTAGCCGTCCACCATCTCGCGCACCATGCCGATCGTGGATCCGGACGTGGCGTCGATCTTCTCCGGGTCACCCGCTCCCCCGGGGTCCACATCCCACTTGGTGATCCCCGGGATTTCGGTGAAGATCTCCGGGGTGTCGCCGTCGCCGAGCTTGAGGATCGTTCCCTTCCCGAACACAGCAACTTCCTTGCTCATCTATGCCTCCCTATGTTGGATGGTGAGAACGACAAGCCTCCCGAATAGCTGCAGGTCGCTGTTGTAGTCGTCGCGTTTGTCGTCCGCCTGGACCGAGCCCAGTTCGACGTCGCCCCACCATCCGCTGGCCCCGTCCAGCTCGTTGCGGAGGAGCCTCGCGAGCGCGGCCGCGGCCGGATAGGTCTCGGCCCAGCAGGTAAGGTTGTAGGCATCCTCCACGGCACCGGTGAAGCCCGATCCGGCTCGTTCGCGGGTCGAATCCGCGCGCGCATACGTCACGAACGGCGCCTCGGGATTTTGCGGCGCGACGACCGGGTAGAATCGGGTAGGGGAACTGCCAATCACAGTCGTGATCTCAGGTCTGGCGGCGAGGTACGCGAACAGCCCCTCCTCGATCGTCATGCCGCTCTCCGGAGCTGCTCGATGATCCCGAGCAGCCCATCCGTGATGTACTGGCGGACGTAGGGCCAGCGCCAGGTCACGGCCGGGCGCATGAAGGGGTGGGCCGCCATGTTCGGCCGGCGCTCACCCTGGAGATTCCAACCCTTTTCGAGGATCCACTGCCGCCGTAGCTCCCTCCTGGTGAGACCGTAGTTGATGCCAAGATCCCTGTTGAGGTATGCCCTCCCAACATTGATGTCTTCACCACCAGCCCATCGTTCAAGCAACTCCCTGCGGACCTTCATCGATTGCTCGTAGTTGCCGCGACGGCGACGAGTCTTTTCCTGGATCGGGACGGAGCGGCCGGTGCCGAGCCCGTATTCTTGGAAGAGACCGTAATACTGCTCCTCCTGCGGGCCAATCAAAGCGTAGGCGTAACCCTTGCCGGATTTGATGATCTCCACGTCGATGCCGCCGGCCAGTTTTCCAGTTTTGCCCTTGGGCGCGAGCCCGACCATCGCCCCACGCAGATCCTGTGCACCGCCGTACACCACAGGTCGGAGGAAATCGGCGGCTAGCCCCTTCTCCATCGCCATCAGCTTTCGCCGCAGCTCAGCGCCGCCCTTGAGCGCGACCTTAATCACGCGCCGCCCTCCGTGGCCTTCAACTCTCGGCACATGAGCTGCAGCTCGCGATGGCGCTCCTCGGGGTCCACGATCGAGAGGATCTC